CTTCCCAGGTGGGAAGGCCGCTGTTAAGCGGCTTGTCGCCGTTTAGTGGTCTATTTCAGATCCACTCTGTTGGAGAACGATCTATGCGTAAGGAACAAACCTATTTTCCCAGTAATTTGGGACTTGGCTCTGCCAAGAGTTTGTTTCTCAGAGGCTTCCTGATCTGCTCGCTGCTGGTTTCGGCATGTGCCGATTTCTCAGCTGCAACGCGGAATAACTCAGGGGTCTCAACCGCATGTGTCGATCGTGATATGTCCGACGGGGACTTCTGCACGGCTTCACCGCCGTCTCAGAATCCCGAAGGGCATATTCCCGTATCTCCATGACATCGGGAACCATCGGATCTCTTCCGTCGTCTACCACTACCGGTACTAGGTTTTATAAGACCTGGACCGGCGGGGATGGGCGCACGGAGAGTTACGCTGGAGGAACGCGGACCAAGTGGAACAACTACAGTTGCACCATTTTTAGGCGTTCCTGGGCTCATAGAGACTTGACCTTTTTTAGGCCAGGTTCCTGTGGGAACTACTGGGTCAATACTACGTATACAATTGCTAGTGTTAATCCTGTGGTTGGTTGGTCAGCGAATGACGAGCTGAAGCTCCAGCAAAAGTTGCTGTCGGGTATCAAGTCTCATGACTTTAACCTGGCAGTTAACCTAGCTCAGACTAAGCAAGTCACTTCAATGGTCGACTCCAATCTCCGAAAACTCGGCCGGGCCGCGCTTGCGCTACGCCGTGGGGATTTCTCCACAGCTGCCAGGCAACTCGGTGCCAAGCCTAAGAGCACCCGACTTAAAACGTCGGATGTTTCGGGGCGTTGGCTAGAGCTACAGTATGGTTGGATGCCTTTGATAAAAGACACCTATGAAGCTTCAAAAGCTTTCGAGGCTATTAGTCAAGGGCCCCGATCCTCTACTGTACGTACCTCGAGGTCAGTCAAGCTTCATCGCGAGATTGGCTTCGGGACGTCGGACTATTTTCTCATCGATGTAGATGAGACCTATCGGAAGTCGATTCAGTACGAAATGTACGAAGAGATGACCGTAGAGCGGCAACTGGGTCTTATGGATCCCTTGTCGGTTGGTTGGGAGATACTCCCTTGGTCTTTCGTGGTAGACTGGTTCATTCCCATAGGTACCTACCTAGAGAATCTAAACCAGATCCCGAAGCTGAGGGGGCGTTTTCTGACGACAGCAGTTACGCGGCAGCGTTGGTCTAACCAACGTCGTCATCCTACCGCTAACGAGCCTTGCAGGCAGCAGTTTACTGGCTGGGTTCCTTGCTCTCAAGAGCGAGTTATCTTGTCACGAACTGTGAGCACTACACTCTCTGTTCCATTTCCGCGATTTCGCGGTCAGGGAGCTGTACACGGAAACCGTGTATGGAATGCAATAGCCCTAGCTCAACAAGCTTTTACCGGACGTATTGGACGCCGGCGGTAGCAAGTTAGCAGTTTCGCTACACCCTATCGTGAACTGCTCTATTAGGTGAATAACCTACCTTTCCGGCGGTCAGCCGGGTTATGGAGTCCCAAATGGGATCGATGACAAACCTTCTTGTGAAGGACGACGCAGCCACGCCAGCTGAGACAACGCTGGTTCCCGTTACCGACACTCCTGCGCCGCTTTGGCGTGGGAATACCGCGGGTGTCCCGTTTGAGGGACAACCGAGGTTGACGGTGATGGCAAACGAACGTACCAGAGATGGGACGTATCGTCGTGTGCTGAAGCTGGAGGTCCCCGTGATGGAGACCCTCGGCGCATCCGGCACTTCGGCCGGGTACGTGGCCCCTCCAAAGGTCGCGTACGTGGAGACGTTCATCGTGACGCAGTACTCGAACTCTCGTTCGACTGCTGCTGATCGTGCAAACGTCCTCAAGATGATTGCGGGAGTGCTCGCTGGAGCCAGTTCCACAACTGGAACTGGTACTCTGGACAACGCATCCGCCGGTGACGCGTGGAAGAACTCCACCGCCTTCGGTCCCCGCCTCTTCATCTACGGCGAAAGCGCTTACTAACCAGTAAGCGCCTGTCTAGCGTTAAAACTAGACTGTCCACTCCTGTACTTCAGTACTTGTATCTTGTGAGGTATTCCTTATGAGTTGTGCCAACTTTCGTGGTTGGGATGAGCCGATGAGCCGTGAGGAGCAAATGAGCTTTCTCGCGGAGGTCGCTGTAGCATCCGCTTGTGGCCCCTATTCGGACTACTTACTCGAGCTTTTCGAAGCTGGTAAGTTCCGGGAGCTCATTGAATACGAGGTCCCTTTTGAGACCTCGCTCGATGACTTCCGGGCAGCCGTGCAGATACAAGGGTTAATTAAAAAGAACCCTTGGATCCCGCTTGGTTACGATCCGGAGCGTGAAGCGTTTGACGCCTTCTTTAAGGCAGAACTACAGTGTGAGGAGACGAACTTTCGTCTAGAGCATGCCCGTCCCATAGGGGACGTCCTGAAGGTATTTCACCGGGCAGGATGGCAAATCGAGCGTGTTTTAGGTGGGGTTCCACCCCTCAGTAGCCTAGGGTTTCGTTTTGGCCCGGGGGCTAATACCAGCATCAGTCGGGCACAAGCTTCGCTTTCAGCGAAGCTTTCGGCCACACTTGCGTGTAGCAAAGACCTTTTACCGTATTTAGGTATCTTCCTTCAAGAAGTACCTAATTGGGTCCAGGAGCATTGCGAGAAATCGCATAGCCTCCTCCCTCTTTGGGAGGCGGACCCTCTTTACTTCCGGCAGCGAGTAGCTGTACGTGTAGATGACGGTAAGTTGGTGTTTGTGCCTAAGAACGCAAAAACCCATCGCCCGATAGTAGTCGAGCCCATTCTCAATGGGTTCTTCCAACTCGGCGTGGGGTCCTACCTAAAAGACAGGATTTTGCGTTTTGCTGGTCAAGACCTGACGGATCAAGAGCATAATCGCCGCCTGGCCCGTGAGGGCTCTGTGACTGGTCGTCTCACGACGATTGATCTCAGTTCGGCTAGCGATACCTTGGCCTTTGGGTGTGTTTCTAGTTTGTTACCTCCGGAGTGGGTCGAATTCCTCGGCTCTCTTCGGACTGGGACCGTTTCTTATCACGGTGTGTCCTTACCGCTGGAGAAATTCAGTAGTATGGGCAATGGCTATACCTTTGAGCTTGAGAGCCTGATTTTTTGGGCTCTGGCCGAGGCAGCTACTTACATCGTGGGTGGAGACGCTAGAAACATCGGCATATTTGGGGATGACATCGTTGTCCCCATTGAGGCCACTACTCTCCTTCGGGAGTCCTTGGACTGGTTCGGCTTCACGGTTAACACCAAGAAGTCGTATTGGTCCGGGCCCTTTAGGGAGTCCTGTGGTGCCGACTGGCTAGCAGGTAACGACGTTCGACCATTCTTCATAAAAGAAGAAGTATCGGATCAGTACCTCTACGTGTTCCATAACTGGATGATGCGTCGGGGCGAGCGAAAGCTAGCTTCGATTGCTAAATCCTTCACCGTTGAGCCTAACCGGCTCTATGGCCCAGATGGTTATGGTGATGGCCACCTTCTTGGTAGTCATCGTCTGTACCTCCCTAGGTCTGAACGACGGTCGGGATACGCAGGGGGCTTCTTCGATACATACGCACTTAAGGCTAAACGCACACAGAGGCGTCGCCCTGGTGATTGGCTCGTTCCAGGTTATACCGTCTATAGACGGTCTGGAGCTGAGTCACCGACTGATCCTAGCGTCCTGCCGGGAAGCAGCGGGTATGTTCGACGTTCGATCTACACCTTCAGCCAAAGTATATTCTGCGGTTGAAAACCTCCTTTGAGGTGCGCCCGTAAGGGCTGACACTACGGAAAGACGTGTGGGGAC